TTCCGACCGTGCTGGCGGATTTCAACCTGACGTTCAGCAGCGGCGCGGTCCCGACGTACAGCCTTGATAGCGCAACGCAGCGACCGTTCGCGGTGATTGCGCAGGTTGGAGGTACCCCGGCGGCAAACCTGTATAGCCCCGGCACGGCAGCAGGCGGCAACGTGGAACCCGCGTCGGCAATGGTGGACATTGCAGGGCACCAGTTGGTGCAAGTGCAGTTCAAGGCCGCAAGCGGCACGCCGACGATGGGCGTGTTTGTGACCACGCTCTAATGCGACGCAGCACCCGATTCAACCGTCCCGGCCTGACGGGTTCATCCCGATCCGCGATGCTGTTGGGCGCGGATGGCGACGGCTCCACGCTCTCGCTTGACTTCACCACGGGGGTCCTCGACCCGCGCCTGACGTTCACGCGGGGAACAACGGCAACCTTCATTAACTCGCAGGGATTGGTGCAGTACGCCAATGCGAACATCATCCGCCAGTCTGAAAACTGTGGATCATGGAGCGGCGCGCAGAACATCACGCCTACTGCCGATGCGGCTATCGCCCCGAATGGAACGCAGACCGCGGATCAACTGAACCTCCTCGCCAGCAGTTACAGGTATCAAGTTACATCAACGACATATGCGGTCGGTCAGCAGTATGTCGGCAGCATTTGGATGCGAACCGTTTCTGGAACCGCATCTGTCGGGTTCAGAATCGCTAACTCGGTAACCGGAACCAATAGTGCCATCGCAACTTGTTCCGTCACGGAAACATGGCAACGATTCACGACTCCGGCGTTTACATTGAGTGACTCGGCAAATCGAGTAATTGACATCGGAATCGACCAGCGATCAATCGTGAGTGGCCCGAACGTGGCTGCAAACATCTATGTATGGGGGTTGCAACTTCAGCCGGGTACTTCCGCTGGCGAATATCTGCCAACGACCACGACGGAAAACCTAAACGTCCCCCGCTTCGACCACGACCCGTCCACGCAGGCTCCGAGGGGGCTGCTGGTGGAGGGGCAGGCGACGAACCTTATCAACTACAGCAACGACTTTGCGAATGCTAATTGGGTGGTGGACAACTCCGGCGCAACGAATCCATCTGTTTCTACCGTATCGCAGACTGGTCCGGATGGTGCGTCAACGGTTACGCGAATTACATTAAACAAGACGGGCGGCACGTTTAGCCGTATCAGGAACTCGGCAGTAGGTACTGCGTCACAACCGTACACGATGTCCGTTTGGATGAAGGCAAACACGGCAAGCGGCGGTGCGGCCACGCAGAATGTTGGACTTCGCATCGGTGGCGATCCCATTGGATTCAACTGTGTTGTCACTACGACATGGAAGCGTTTTCAATACACGTACACGCTTTCGGGTACGGACGCGACCGCGCAAATCTTGCTTTGGGACAACATCGCCGGAAACGATGAGACTGCTGATGTGCTGGTGTACGGCTGTCAAATTGAGCAAGGCTCCGGGGCAAGTTCTTATATCCCGACGGGCGCGAGTCAGGCGACGAGGAATGCGGATTCGTGCGTGATGACCGGGACGAACTTCTCGTCGTGGTTTGCGGGAGCGACCGAGGGGGTGTTGTACGCGGAATGCGAACGACCGAGGAAGATCATGTCGCCTGCTGTTGATCACGGAATTGTCGGTAGCCAGTATCAATCTGGCGGATGGCTGGCAATTAGCGTGACGGCAACCAATCAATATCCAGCAGCCGTCATTTTTCCGACAGGTGGATTCCAGTTTGCTGGAGGAATCGCCACGCAGATTCCTCTGGTCAGCAAGCAAGCCGTCCGATGGTTCGACGCGAATGACATCACGAATTTTGCTAACGGAACGCAAGGGACGACCAATACGGCTGGCACCGGAACGGTTACGCCAGCGATGCTGACTATTGGTGCAAACTCTACGAGCGGCGCACAAGCGGATTTAGACTGGCTGAACGCTTGCGTCAGGCGCGTGAAGTTCTGGCCTGTTGCTCTCCCCAACTCGCAAATCATTGCACTTACCACACCATGACCGACTTCATGCTCCGCACCGACACCGAGGCGCAGATGGACGATGCGCTGGAAGCCGCAGGACTGCTGGTCGAGGTCGATCAGGGCGGCGGCGAACTCGTCCTTATGCCCGTCGCGGGCTGCTATGTGGACCGCATCGGGGCCATCCCGCCGACCTTCGACATTGAGGGGCAGCAGATCAAGGCGGGCGACCCGCGCTTCCATACCAACATCCGCGTGATGTTTGAACTGACGGAGGAGCAGGTGTCGTGGCTTCCGACGTTCACCCCGGAACCAAGCATTCCATATCGCGTATTTGCCTAACCCATTGACTTGCAATAACTCCTGCGAGATACTGCGCTAATGAACACCCCTTCCCACCGCGTAACGGACAACGGTAAGACCGTGACCATTCACGGGCTGGAAGTGTTTTGCGCCTACGACCCTGCGCTGGACGGCGAATCGGACCCCGAACTGACGAAGTTCGATAACGAGCGTGTGCAGGACATCGTGGAAAGCACCCGGCGGTACATGGAGCGCGGGTCGCTTCCCCGGTTGGTGGTCATGCACGAAAAGGACGGGAACGAACCCAAGTCCAGCGTGGGCCGATTTACCAACATCGGGTACGAGGAGCGCGACGGGGTGGGCTTCATCGTGGGCGACTGCGAGGTGGAGAAGCCCGTATTCGACAAGTTGCTGGCGACCAATGCTTTCCCGCGCCGTAGCGCGGAGATTTGGTCGGAGCAGAATCACCTGTCGGAAGTGGCGTTGCTGGGGCGTGAAACCCCCCGCCGTCCCCTTCCCGACACGCACTTCACCCGCAAGGGTGAACTGGTCCGGTTCGCACGTTCGCTGCGCTTCGACATGGGGACGGTCGGAGGCGGGCTATCCACTTACGTTCCCGGTACGAAGGACACCAACATGGCTGACGATGACATCCGGAAGGAAGTCGCCGCGCTGAAGTGTGACATGGACGAAATGAAGTCCATGATGAAGAAGCACTTTGGCGAAGGCAAGGAGGAGAAGGAGGAGATGGCGGCGGAAGATATGCTCACGGAGCAGTTCGCGGAGGAATCCGGCGAAGGCGACGGCGTGCATATCGACATTGACTCCCACGGCGAGGAGGAGGAGGAGGAGGAGATGGGTATGTATGCCCGTCCCGGTGCCGCCGACACCTTCGCGCTGCGCCGCGAGAACGCCAAGATGAAGCGCGAACTGGACTCGCTCAAGGCGGAAATCCGCCGTGAGAAGTTTGGCCGCGAACTGGACATCATGGAGAGCGAGGGTTACCGAATCCCCGCCGCCCAGCGTCCCCGGCTGATTGCCGAACTTCAGGCGAGCAATGATCCGGCGGGAACGCTGGAGGGTTGGCGGGAACTGTTCACCCGCGATCCCATGAACGTGCGTATCGACATGAGCCGCGCCGCCCTGCCCAGCAGCACGGACATCAACAAGAACGAAATCTCCAGCATGGTCCGCGAGTTCGCTGGCCGTCCTGAAGAGTTCGCCAAGGCAATCAACAGCCGCATCAAGCGGTAAACAGGAAAGGAACTACCAATGTCTGACATGGGATTCACCCCGAACTTCATCGCAAGCGGCGATATCAACCCGTTCCGCTTCGTGGAGATCAACACTTCTACGGCGTTCACGGGCCAGCAGGCCAATGCTGCTTCGGACAACGTGCTTGGTGTCACGGACGGCAGCGTGAAGCGTTTTGATTTGACCGTCCACGCTGCTGCTGGCGACCCGATCACCCTCCAGCCGTCGAACACGGTGCAGGTTGAATCGGGCGCGGCAATCAGCACCATCGGCACGCTTCTGACTTCGGATTCGTCCGGTCGGGCGATCGCTGGTGTGTCTACGAACGTGTGCTACTACATGGCACTTGAAACTGCTGGCGGCGCGGGTGAAATCATCCGTGCGTTCCGCTTCGGCACTCGCGTTGTCTAAAGCCATTACCTACAAGGAGGACTAAACAATGGCATTCTCTGTTGTCGGTGGTGGACTTTCGACGTACGTCCCGTCCACCAATGATCTTGCGACGGGTGCGCTTCAGGTGGAGTTCACCCGAAGCGTCAATTCGTTCGCTCTCACCCGGTACGCGCAGTTGGTTCCCGTCACGAAGATGACGGGGTACTATCTGCGGCAGGACGTTCCGGACAACGTTCGCCTGACGAGCGACCGCGAGTTTGCTTGGCCGCTGGGCAATGACCGCCCCACGGGTAAGCAGAACGCGTTTGACTTCGTGCAGTACGCCACGCAGCGTTTCGCGTTCCCCTTCTACATCCCGCAGGAGACTGCGACGCAGGCCGCGTGGGATGTCGTTGCGCAGCACGCTCGCAGCAAGGCGCAGTTGGCGATGACCGCCCGTACGAACCGTGCGGCGGCCATCCTGACCGATACGGGCAACTGGGGCAGCAACTTCGTTGCGAACCCCACGGCTTCCCCGATTTCGGCTGCGTCGTACTGGAACGGCAGCAGCGTTGCGAACGGAAGCATTCAGGCTTCTATTCAGGCGGTCATGCGGCAGGTGAGCCTGTCAAGCGGCGGCGCGATTGCCCCCAATCAACTCATCATGGTCATTTCTCCGACCGTGGCGAACGTGATTGCACAGGCTCCGGAAGTCAAGGAATACGTGAAGAACTACCCCGCCGCCCTGTCGTTCCTTCAGGGTTCGGATACGTTCTCGCGCTGGGGCATCCCCCCGACCCTGTTCGGACTGGGCGATGTCGTGGTCGATGACTCCGTGAAGGTGACGAGCAAGAAGGGTGCAACCCTTTCGACTTCGTACATCTACGGCGAGTCGGCCATCTTCGTGTCGCGTCCGGGTGGACTGGTCGGCGTTGAAGGCGCATCGTCCTTCAGCACGTGCCAAATCTTCGCGTACGAGGACATGACCGTTGAGCAGTTCAACGATCCGATGAACCGTCGCATCGAGGGTCGAGTCATCGACAACTCGGTGGCTGCGGTGGTGGCCCCGGTTGGCGGCTACCTCATCGGTGATGTCATCAACTGATAAGTGAAGCAGCGGACAACGGGTGGGGGGGGCTTCGGCCCCCCCTCCCCGGCTTCTGAAAGGCGGCACGATGGCATACGCTGATTACGCCGACCTAGAGGCTGCGCTGGATCAGAACATCA